CCCAATCTGCCTTGGACAAAGTGACTGGCTCCAGCGGGACGATCATGCGGTGCGTGGTCGCTGGCGTGGCTGTTCCGGCTGCATGGACGGCCTATGTGGCGGCGCTCCGTGCCATCGTCAATGGCTCGGATACCACCAGCACAGCTCTTCCGAAAGCGCCCACATATCCAGCCGGAACCTAACCATTATGACGCGCCTGGGGTATTTCCAGGCGCGTCCCTTTACCATCTCGGAGCCTGCGAATGGACCCAATATCTGCCGCCGCTGCCAGTGGCGCAAAAACTGCTGTAGACGCCGGAGCAACCGGCAATCCATGGGCGCTGCTAATCGTGTTCGCTATGATCTCCATGGCCGCGTTCATCGTCATCGCATGGATGCTGATCAAGCATAGGGACAAAGAAACGTCGCCAAAGCAATGCGGTCCTGGCTCAAACGGTAGCTCTTGCCCGGAAGTCCATGGTGTTATTGCCGCGATCAAAGGTCTTGAAAAGCGCATGGATGATGATGCCGAAAATAGGCGGGAACATCGAAGTCATCTTGAGGCTACCGTGGATCGTATCCACTCCCGCATTGACACACAAAATAAAGTGTTTGCACAGAAAGACGAAGTTGATAGATTAGCGGGGATATTTCACCAAGCTGTCGAGGAAATGGGGCGTGTATCGTCTATGTTTGTCGCAATGACAGAAGCGCAGCCGACAATTCATCGGCGCTCGTCTGCCACAAAACGGGCCTCTAGCGCCCAGTGATTGCTGGGGAAAGCAATACAATGGACCGTATCAGCAACGCGATATTTCACCGTCCCGAAACTGACGAGGGGCGCAAATAATGGCGCAACAGTCGCTATCGAAAGAGCAAGCTCTTGAGGCTGTTCTCGCGGTCAATGTCGCGTTGCGGGCCGGTCATCCTGGCCCAGGAACTTCTGGAAGCCATGTAAAGGGCGCTATCACCATTGCGGCGGAAGCCCTTGGGCTTAACCGATGCACATTCCAGGCTAGACTTCGCGCCGCCAAGCTTTACGGATGCGAGCCCGACTTTGCCGGTGGGGGTGTCGCCAAGCCCAAGATGAAGGTAGCGGCAATCCAGCAAAAGCCGGAAGTGCGAATATCCGCACATCCGAAGCCTAGGGAGGTCATTGCTGCTAAGGCTTATGACCGGGTACAAGGCCTGACCGCGCCGCGCAGAAAGGTAATGGTCATCGGTGATGCTCACGATTCCCCGAATCTTTCAAAGGATCGGTTTCGATGGATGGGCCGATTCGCCAATGATGAGCGGCCTGAAGACATCGTCCAGATTGGCGACTTCCTGACCCTTGATAGCCTCAACGGGCACATCGGGAACAGCACTTTCAACGGTCGCCTTAAAGGCACATTCCTGGAAGACATGGCGTCAGGCAACGAGGCTATGTCTGAGTTCAGTTCCGCATTCAAGGCCGGATACGCTCCCCGCCGTCACGTCACCCTTGGGAACCACGAGCGCCGCGCATGGCTGTTCGAAGACTTCGCTCCTGAAGTGGCCGGCATGATGCAGGTTGAGATAACCGGCCTATTCGAGCAAAACGGCTGGTCATGGTCCCCTTATGGCGAGTTCCACTTTATCGATGGCGTCGGATTCGTTCATGCTGCATTGAACCGGATGGGCAAGACTTACGGCGGCAAGAACGCCGAAATGACCATTTGCAACGATGCTATTTTTGACATGGTGATCGGGCACTCCCACACGCCACGAACTTGGAAGGCTCCAAAAATTGGGCCTGGAAATTTCGTGACGGTTGTCAATGCCGGTTGCGCATTGCCTGATGGGCATATTGAAGAATATGCTCGTCATAATACCACCGGGTGGGGATGGGGCTTGAATATTCTTGAAATCGAAGGCGGTCACATCGTCGATAGCCAGTTCGTCAGCATGGCAACGCTTGAGGCCCGTTATGGATGATCGGTATTTCTACCTAGCCACACCCTACGGCAAATACGCGGGCGGCATTGACGAGGCGTTCAAGCTGGCGTGTCGCGCCGCCGCTGAGTTCGTCAAGGTGGGCATCCCGGTATATTCCCCGATTGCCCACACTCATCCCGTTGCGATCCATGGCGGGATTGATCCATACGATCATCGCATATGGCTTCCTGCCGACGAGCCTTTCATGGTCGCGGCTCGTGGCCTAATCGTGGTCATGGCCGATGGATGGGACGAAAGCTTCGGCATAGCCGAGGAAATCAAACATTTCCAAAAGGCCGGAAAGCCGGTAATTTACACCATTCCGGGGAAAGTTCCCGTTGAACTGTTGGGGATGGCGTAATGGTATTGATGCGCTTCATTCGGCGGTTATCTCGACCGAAAGATGCATTCCCGATAGTTGCAGAAAGCCCTCCGCTGGCCTTCGCCACTACGTCAGAGGATGGATGCCGCATTCACATCGTCATCGGTGGAGTGCATACCAGATCAGCGCCGCTTACCGCAAATCAGGCCGTGTGCTTGATTGAGAACATCGCGGCTGGACTACGTTGCCTAATTTAACCCGGAGCCATCACATGATTGCCCGCTTTCTCCGTTACCTGCTTTCTATCCTCGAAAGGAAAACCATGTCTATCGATCCCACCACCGGCCTTGAAGTTCCCGACGCTCCGGTTGATGCTGCCTCGGTTGCTCCGGCTGCTGAACCCGTTGCCGAAACCCCCGCCGTTGAGCCTGCGCCCGTTGTGCCGCCGCGTCCCCTGGAAGCCATCAAGGCTGACGTTGACGCCGCGAAGGCTGCCCACGTCGCCGCCGTCGCCAACGTCAAAGACACTCACGGCATTCTGTCCGGCCTGAGTGCCGAATATCACGCCGCCGTCGCTTACTTCGCCGCCGATGCTTCTGCCGTCGAGGCGGACATCAAGGCAGTGCTGGCCGAAGCGGAAAGCCTGTTCAGCAGGGCTAAGGCCGAAGTCGAAGCGGCTCTGTAACTGGCGAGCAGTTGGGCGGGTTATCAACGCAATCCGCCCAACTGCCAAATGCCCTCACGAAGGGTATTCCAGGATAATCTGGGGATGAACAGGGTATTTTTTATCTACTCTGTCAACGGAAAGGGGGAATCGCAATGACTTCACCGAATATGGACGCCGCCGTCACGCTGATTAAAGAGTTCGAAGGCTGCAAGCTCAATGCTTACCCCGATCCCGGCAGCGGTGCGGAGCCGTTTACGATTGGGTTCGGGCATACTGGTGGCGTCAATGAGGGCGATACCATTACCCAGGATCAGGCAGAGCAATTCTTGCGAGACGATCTTTCGAAGGTCGCTGCGCAGGTTGCTTCCGTCGCTCCGCAGACTGTGACCGCAAACCAACTGGCGGCGCTGATTTCGTTTACCTACAATCTTGGATTTGGCAACCTTCGCAATTCCACTCTGGTCAAAATGTTGTGGAATGGTGACACGCAAGGCGCGGCGGACCAGTTCCCGTTATGGAACCATAGCTGTGGTGCCGTTCTTCCTGGCCTTGTTACCCGCCGCGCTGCCGAGCGGGCACTGTTCCTAACCCCGGATGATCCCGATGCCTGACGATACCGCTCCCATGCCCTCGCCGGATCAGTCTGACCGTGGGCTATGGGCGCGGATCGTTGACGCCAAGGATCACAGCACCGATCCAGTCGTGGTCCTGTCCTTTAGCGCGGTGGCGGCGATGTTCGCTTTTCAGGCGTTCGTGCTCATTGTCGCCGCGTTCGGGGCCAAGCCTGGGGAAATGGCACAGGCTGTTAACTCATCGTGGTCGCCCGCTGCACTTGGCGGAGGTGTCGCCGCTATCCTGGCCCCCATGGTGCCGGGCTTGTTTCGTAAATTTGGAGGCTGAATATGCCTAACCCTTATGTGATCATCGCCGCCCTGATGGGCTTTATCGCCGTCGCTTTCGGCGGCTATGAATACGGCCTATCGCACCAAAAGGCGATTGATCAGGTCGCCGTCGACCAGCTGAAGATCAGTGCTGCCGCCGAGCTTCAGGCCGAAACCGTGAAGACGAAAGCTGCCGAAGAAGCCGCCGCTGTTGCCGCCAGTCAAATCGAACAGGACACCCGCAGTCATGAACAAATTCTCGCTGATGCCAAGGCTACTTCTGATGCTGCCATTGCTCTTGCTGGTGGCCTGCGCGACCCCGGTAGACGTGGGGGCGGTTGCAAAGCCGCCGTCGATCACGCTACCACCGCCGCCCTCAATAATGGCGCAGCCGCTGCCTACAGCCGACTTTCGGACCAGGCTAGTAAGTTTCTTCTCGCCGAAGCCGACCGAGCCGACGAAGTAGTCGTGCGCCTGAATGCGTGCGAGGCCGATGATCATGCCGTCCGTGAGGCTGTGAGCGCCGCGCAATGATTTACGCCGCATATCTGTATTGGATTACCGCCGTCCGTGCTTATGCGCGGGCGGCTGGCATTTGAACGGAGACGACATGACCGTTAATCTTGCAATTATCCTGGCGTCAATCCCGCTAGGGGGACTTTGGCGGCACTGGTTTGGTGGCGCTGGAGGCCAAACAATCTCCGCGCTGACCAATGGCCTTACCTCGGGAAAGACCGCATCCCGGTTTTTCGTCCTCATCTTCACCATTCCGGCATGGGTCAATTGGCAATGGGAACAGGCGCTCGGTCTATCCATCTTCGCCCTGCTGTATGCCAGCCTCGGCCAGGACTACGAGAAGCCCCTAAAGCTCCTCTGGCGGTATAGCCTGCCTATCGCCGCCTTAGCCCTGTCCTGCAAGCTCTGGTGGGCCTTGCCGCTGGCCCCGTTGTGCCCGGCCTATGTCGCCATGTTCCGCAACAAGCCCATGACTATGCCCACGTGGTTCGGGAACGGATGGTGGAGCGTTGGTGAATGGATTTTGGGCGCGTCCTCTATGCCCGTCTTTGTCGGAGCCGGACTCCTATCGCATGGATGGGCGTGGAATTAAGTGAGCCCCACACAAAAGCGACTTGCGATCTTCAACGGTCAATCGAGGCCATAGCCAGACTATGGCCTCTGACCCAGGCGTAGCTCGGCCCGTCCTGCCGTTGATCATGTCAGAGATTGACGTGGGGTGGACGCCTAGAACCGTCGCCAGCTCGCCAGGGCGGATACCAGCGGCGGAGATAGAGGATTTCGTGGGAATGGTCATTCTCCAATATCCCGAAGGTTCTTAATCGCTCCGCTAAGATGTAAGCGCGTTCTCAGCCATTGAGCGGAAAGATTGCTATCGGAATCACGATATTTCCTGACAAGTTTCCTGGCCTCGTCTTCACGCGCAGTGAGCCATTCGATCTGTTCGGCGATGGTCATTTATTCCCCTTTCTGTGCCCTGGCTCATCAGTGCCGGTAGGGCGCTCCCGGCAGACCGGCATTGGTCCGGTTTCGCCTTGCGCGAATCAACCGCGCTCGACGTAATAGGCGGTGCCTCATTCGGACGCTGGGTAGACAATCAGAGATATATCCTCTCGGGCAATCTCCCTAGCCTCGTCATCATCGTAGACCCAACGCGCATCTTCCGTCGGATCAGCGTGCTTATACGCAACTGCGCGTGTTGGCATGGCGACGGCGGTTCCATTGATGATAACGGTTCTGGTCATTGTCTTTTCCTCAGTTTGCGGGATCATCCCGTCTTGATGAAGTGATATTAGCGTGTCGCTAATCCGAAGTCAATAGGGGAAATTGGCGTCGCGCTATTTTTTTCGCTCACACTCAAATCACTGGAATATCATCATGAGAACATACACCCGTTGCCGAGACGCAATCGCAGCCTGGCTAACCGTCGTTATCGGCTCTATGGAATTCAGCGTGGCGTTTTCTGTCGTGTGTTTTTATTGCTGGACAAACCCCCATCTGAAAGAAATCTTCGATGCCATTTCGTCCAGCTATTACCAGGGCGTCATGCTCTCGGTGATCATGGTTGGGCAGGCCGTCCTGAACCGAGGCAGCGAGGCCAGGGCAATTCAGGATCACAACACGCTGTTGGCAGAGGTCGCGCTGTTGCGGCAGATCATTGACCGCGAGCGTGAGATTGAGGATCGGTTGGGGATAGAAGACTCTAACGCCTGACAAGAAAAACCCCGGAGCGTTTCAAGGCGCATCCGGGGAAGTTGTCTTGGGGAGAATGTCAAGATAGGAAGCCAAACGATATATCGCGCCACATGTCGCGTCAATACGCTTATTCTTCTCGGCCCCATGGCGTCGTTGTATTGCTGGATTTCATGGAATGACCCGTACCAATCGGCGCAAAAACAGTTTTCGTTCCCAACCCAAAGACATTGGTAAAAGCGGCAATTACAATGATTACTGCGCATGCGGAGATTAGGGCATACACTCCAACGACAAACCTTACCATTGATCATATCTCATCATAATTTAATTGGACCATGATTGTTCCATAGCGTAAATGTGCCCGCAATCAGAATAATCTAAATGAATATTTGCGCGACAATGGTAACACCTCATCTCTGAATGAAATATGGCATGACCACAACATTTAATGGAATGTTCCATATATTGGCGCGTCATTAGTTGGGGGTCTATACAAACCTTACAAACGTCACTTCTTGTTGACGATGCTACGTGATTTACCGCACGACGGATTGCTATTTCAATTTTATCATACGTGTTCATTCCTCATTTTCCCCAATTTCCCGGTAACGATCCCCATAGAAGAACCGACACTCCCCGCACAGTTCGTCATAATTCCCGTCTTCCCTCCCGCCCTTATGGGCGCATGTCCCGCACGGGCTATCGGCCAACGCTGCGGCGACAACCTCGGCAATAGTGCACTCTGCCCCATAATGCAGACAGTGCTTGATTGCGGCCTCACTGGCCCAATCCTTGGGCGTCTTACGTCCGTTTGCCATCAAATCCCCCCTTCTTTGCATAAAGTGCAAACAACCCGTGACTACTCTCGGCCCTAAAGGGCCGAGCTTCGGTGCCTCACGGCCCGCTTTTCCTGTTTCCGACCGCTAACGCGGTTCGATTCACAGGCCATCCCCGGAAGTCCTCCGGTTTTCAGTCCAAGACTGAGAATATTCTTCGCCGCGTTGGTGTCGGCGTTTTCAGCGTGGCCGCATTCCAGACACAGGAATTCGGCTTGCGTCCGCCTGTTATCCTTGTGGACGTGGCCGCAGACGCTGCATCGCTGGCTGGTGTAGGCGGCAGGCACAGCGACAAGCCGGGAGCCATGCCAAGCCGCCTTGTATTCCAGCATTTGGCGGATTTGCGAAGGCGCGACATCCAGCATGGAGCGGTTGAGACCTGCCTTGGCCCGGACATTGCGGCCCGGTTCCTCGACGGTTCCCGCCGCGCTGGCCGTCATGTTGCGCACCTTCAGATCCTCGACGACGATAAGGCCGTGGTTTTTGGCAATTGTCGTCGTCGCCTTGTGGGCGGCATCCTTGCGCCGCCGCGTCAATTTCGCCTGAAACCGGGCAACGGCCATCTTGGCCTTCCGCCGGTTCTGGGAGCCTTTGTCCCGCCGCGCCAACCGCTGTTGCAAGGTTGCCAGCTTGCGCCGCTCCTTCTCGCTGGTGCGCGGCAGCATGACCAATTCGCCGGTCGAAAGGACGAGTGGCTTGGCAATTCCCAGGTCGATTCCCACGGCAGGGCCGAGATTAGGCAGTGGATCCGCCGCCTCGATCTCGCATTGGATCGAGACATGCCAGCAATCCGCCTCACGGCAGACCGTGGCCGTTTTCGGCTTGCCTTCCATCGGGCGATGCTGGGTCCAATCCACCCACCCGGCCTTGGGCAGGAAAACCCGCTCCGCCGTGATTTTGAATTGCTTCGGATCGGGATAGCGGAAGCTGTCGCGGTCACCACGTTTGCGGAATTTCGGGAAGCTGGCGCGACCGTCGAAGAAATTCCTGAACGCCTTTTCCAGATCGACGACCGCTTGCTGAAGCGGGTGATTGGGAGCGTCACGCAGCCAGGGCGCTTCATCCTTGAGCGCCGGGAGTTCCTTAATCTGGTCATAGGCGGTCAGGCGTCGCGGATTGCTGCGATGCCATTCCAGGCGACGTTGCTCAAGGCAAAGATTGTAGACGAACCGGCACGAGCCGACCGTCTGCCGAAACAGGGCTTCCTGTTCGGCGCTTGGATACAAGCGATAGCGGTATGCCTTGAGCGTAACCATGCCATGAGTATAATAGGTCTAACTCATGGAGGCAAGCGAATGGATACCGAATACCGTAGGGGGCGGAGCGTTGTTTTTGCGCTTCATGTTCACTTGGTCTTCGTCACAAAATACCGGAGAGGCGTATTTACAGATCGTGTTCATGTCGTGCTAAAAGACGCCTTCCTCGGCGTCTGCGCCGAGTTTGACGCGGTGCTGAAGGAGGTGAACGGCGAGGACGACCATGTTCATTTGCTCATCGAGTATCCGCCCACCGTGCAGCTTTCCAAGCTGGTGAACAGCCTGAAAGGCGTCTCCAGTCGCCGCTTGCGGCAACAGAACTTCCCAGAGGTAAAGCGCAAGCTCTGGGGCAACCACCTTTGGAGCCCGTCCTATTTTGCTGCATCCTGCGGCGGCGCTCCGCTGGAAATCGTGAAGCAGTACATCGAGCAGCAACGGGAAGGACCGCCGGAGAAAAAGGAAGGAAAAACGCGCCTATCCCGGCCCTGAACGACCGGGTTTGCGGCGCTAAAATCTGGATCAACTCCATCTGAAGTCATCACATACACGCATTTTGCATCGTCAATCGTGCTCATGACACCTCCAAAATCGGCAGCCGGGCGCGTGCGCACGCACGCGCACCCCCGCGAGAGATTTACTTGTCTTTCTTCGCCCGCTTTGTATCAGCCAGAAGACGCCGAGAATGAGACACCGCGCCTTCTCGAATGATATCCGATATAGACCGTCCAGTTTCGCGTTTTGCCTTCAAAAACAACTCGTTCTGATCATCGCGGAACCATATCGTCCTGGGAATTGGGAACGCTTTAGGCTTTTCGCTTTCTTCATCGTCCATGTCTTATCGCCTTTAATTTATATTTCACAAAGAAACATTCTCATATTTCTTAGATACAATCAACAGGAAAATCATCCTTATGGTATGGGAATATTTCTATAGAGAAATATATTCCGATTTTGGGGGAAAATTCCAAAACACCCATAAACACCCTTGTAGAAGACGCCAGAAATGTGAGACACTGCCTTTTGTAAATTATGCCGTTTCATATAAAGGGAAAGCCAAATGCTGATCACTGGTGATTTCCGGCCAGAAACCGAGTTTAAGCTCACCGCGCCGCCGCAAAATATGCAGCAAGCGGCGTTCATCGCAATCAACCGAGATTATGTTATTGTAACTCGAAGGTTGTCTGAAATCCTCGAACTTCCTGAAGATTGCCCCGTCATCGCAAATTGGCACGGAGAGCGCCGAACGGACGCCTTTTCAACAACGGTTGGATATCTTCGGAAATTATCCGAGGAGTTTGGCAAGTGACCGTATATTCATATGCTCGCGTTTCGACAGTTGAACAAGCGTCTGAAGACAGAAGCTCACTCTCTACGCAAACAGAAATATGCGCCGCAGCCGCAATCATCGCTAAGTTGGCAAAGCCAATTCCATTTATTGACCCTGGCGTGTCTGGATCAACCAGATTGGCAGATCGTCCAGAGGGCGGAAAAATGGTTGCCAATCTTAAAGCTGGCGATGTTGTCATTGCCGCGAAGCTTGATAGGCTTTTCCGATCAGCAGCAGACGCATTAAACAATGTCGAAAAGATGAAGGAAGACGGGATAAAACTAATCCTCGTAGATATTGGCATAGGGCCAGTAACCGAGTCGGCAGTTGCAAAAATGTTTCTTGGCATCCTTGCCAGCGTGGCAGAATTTGAAAAAAACCGCATTTTGGACCGGATGGCGGCGGGAAGGGCCGGAAAAAAGAAGATTGGGGGTCACGTCGGCGGGGATGCTCCATACGGTTACGAAAAAGTGGGCATCGGGAAACGTGCCATGCTGGTGAACAACCGATATGAGCTAAACATAATTTCAATTGCAAAGCGTCTATCTGAAACAGGCGTATCTCAACGCGCCATCGCCAAGCGTCTGGACCATATGGGGTTGAGAACACGCAGCGGAAAGCCTTGGACTAACGTTCAAGTTGCGCGAATTATAAAACGCGTGCAACACTCTCCTCGTCATGTTTCACCCGTTCAAAACACGGCGGAATTGACAGTAGACCAGTGTTCTGACATGGGTTAAATCCTTAAATCAGAACACGTTACCACTGAGCCATATGACTTGCGGTAAATTTAGAAAAGGAGCCCTGAAGATGAACTTCTACGGACTGCGCCAAGCCAAGGGAATCGTCAAAGCCCTAAGTGTCAACGTGAAGGGCCAGGCAGATCCCTACGCCAAGGGCTATCGGGCGGCGCTGAAAGACGCTGAAGCGGCCATCAAGAAAGAGATTGCCGCCACCCTCCCCGCTAAGGGCCTGCCTGACGTTTTGCAAGATTGATCCACGAGGAGCCTATCCGATGCAGCCGATGACCCCGCTTCAGGATTTCACCTTCGCCACTCGTTTGGCCGTGCGCCGGGTGCTCGGTTGTTCGACGGACAAGGCAATCAATTTGGTGGGCTGCCCATCCGACTTTTTCGAGGATGGCTCGTTCACCCCCGAGCAAGCCGCCGCCGAGATCGTCGCGGAAGCGGCAAGCGAACACAGTCTGTAAGGAGGCCCTTGGCCATGAGTGTTGAATTACTGAATCGTCTCGCAGGCCGCGAGGGAAAAGACGCCTACAAGACAGTCGGGAAATGCCCGCTCATGACGGCGGGGGAGCTGACCCTGGTTGCGCCCCTAGTCGAGGGGGGCTTGATCACTATCGACGAAAGCTCTTTCCCGATCCTGTCCAATATGACGATGGGCCGCGCATGGGCTGTTTTCACCGAAGCCGGGCGCGAAGCACTGACTGCGCTGTAAGGAGGGGTCTATATGGCATGTTACATCCTTGCCTATCCGCCTTTCACCCACACCCACTAGATATTGAGTTTCAAATTACGACGAGTTTATCCGCTTGACACCCGCTATCAGCGGGCGTAATTTGTGGGTGTTAAGCGGATAACGGAGCACATCATGGCTAATTACCCCCAACCAAAAACTAACAGCCTTTGGGAACTTGCCACCGATATGTCTGCGCTGATGTGCGCTGCCGATTTGGGCGATATCGCTCTTGAGTGCTCTAACATCGCCAACGATTTCGAGATGGCCGCTTTGCATGACCTCGACGATAGGAAGTCTGGCCCGGCTGCCGACCTTCGTTCCGAAGCCAAAAATCGTTTGTATAAGACGATCCGTGCCGTGACTGGCAAGCGACCCAAAGAAAAATTCGAGGCGATGCGGCTGGTGCGGATGTGGGCTGAGTCCCGTGGCCTGAAAACGACGATTTGACGGAGGCGACGGTCATGGATGTTCTCGCCCGCGACGACCTTCCGTTCCCCGCGTCTCTGCCGGAGTTCCAGCGGCTTTTCCCCGATGATGCCGCCTGCGCCACCTATTTGGAAAAGGCTCGCTGGGAAGGCGGCTTCGGTTGCCCCCATTGTGGCGTCGTCGGCGAGCCGTTCCGCTTCGAGAACCGCCCTGGTGTCCTGCGCTGCCGCGCCTGCCGAAAAGACACAGGGCTGACGGTCGGGACAGTCATGCAAGGCAGTCATGTGCCACTCAGCACATGGTTCTGGGCGGCCTATCTGGTTGCCAGCCAGACACCCGGCATGTCCGCCGTCCAATTCCAGCGCCAGCTTGGCTTGAGCCGCTACGAGACTGCCTTTGGCCTTCTCCACAAGCTCCGCGCGGGTATGGTGCGGCCTGACCGCGACCGGATCGGCGGACTGCCGAATAGCCATGTCGAGGTGGATGAGACGTGGGTTGGCGGGAGAACGCGCGGCGAAGGCCGGGGTGTCCATCACAAGACGCTGGTTTCTGCCGCCGTCGAAGTCCGTCACCGGAAACCGGGGACAGCCCAGGACAAACGGAAAGATGGCCGCTATGCTGGGCGGCTTCGACTGGCTATCGCGGAAGACCGCAGTGCCGATTCGCTGTGCGGCTTCGTCGAAAGTGCCGTGACGCCGGGGGCTTTGCTCGTCACCGACGACTGGAGCGCTTACGCCAGTCTGCGGGAACGCGGCTACGACCACCACGCTATTGCTGAGTGTGGCGATCCCGAGGTGGCCGAGGAGTTCATGCCGATCATCCATCTCGTCTTCAGCAATCTGAAAACGTGGCTGACGGGCATCCATCACGGTGTTTCTGCCAAGCATCTGCAAGCCTACCTCAACGAATATCAGTTCCGATTCAATCGCCGCTTCTACCCATTCAACGCCTTTCGCTCACTCCTCGGTCTCGCTGGCGATGCGGTCGCACCGACCTTCGGTGATCTTTACTCAGGCGAATGGCAGCACACTATAGGTGGTAGGTGTGGGTGAAAGGCGGATAGGCAAGGTTCAATCTTCATCCCCTTGAATAATTTTGGAAACGGTCACGCCCAAGTCATAGAGGTGATCATTGAGGGCAGTACCCGTCTTTCCCCTCCCCGTCATAAAAACCTCTATCGCCCGTCCATCATCGTCAAATCCTACGCTGACCGAGAACGGCCCAACATCGGCGGTGACGCATAGACGCCTGTTTTTAGGATGCGTCCCCATTAACCCTTATCCCTTTGAAAACAGAAGCTCCAGTCCTCGGGTCTCGCACAACGTCGAACGGCTGCGAAACGTCTAGGCCAAGCTCGACCAAGATCAAGCTTATCTCGTACTCGCTCTTTCCGGCCAGCCTGTCAGCCGGGATGTAAAGCCTGATCCTGTCGTCTCTCATGGTGCAGTCCCCTCGTCATAATCATAAGTGTTTGGCCCGTCCTCTCCGTCACGGCCTTCCGCGACCCATTGATGATACTCTGGCGTCGGTTCTCCTGTCATGCATCGGAGTTCAACCGTACCGTTATCCCATTTGGCCTCTGTCGATTTAACAGGAGTTCCATGCAGGATACGGGCCACCTGATCTAAAACCCATACTTTGTGATGTTCTCCTTCGATTTGTCCATATGACCCAATGAAATAGATTGCCCAATCAGCGGGCGTCATATTGGAAATCTCAATCGGAAATTCCCCCAGGTAGCCGATCATGTGGACGTCCCCCCTAAATTGATATTCAAGTTCCTTAATCCGCACATTCCCGCCATGAACCGCGTCTTTCAACGTCTCGATGACCCCGGCCTGTTCTGCCACTTTGGCTCGGAGGATATCCGTTTCACGCTGTTCCGCAATTAGACACCCGTTCAAAATCTCGTTTTCCTTCCGAAGTGCCAAAACCTCATCGCTGACGGACGCCACTGCCTCGTCAACCTCTGACGGCGTAAATTCCCCGCCCCAAACATCTTCGCCCATTCCGGTCATTTCGGCACCTCGTTATCGTCCATATCGGAAACCTTGTAATCGATATCGGCAGTTATGCCTTCGGGCCAGTCGAGAATGGTTCCGTCATCAAGATCGATCACCGGGCACCACTCATCGCCACTGCGCATGGGGATAGATCCTTGATCGCCATCACTGCCATTCACCGAAGCGCCTTCCCAATACCGAACGCCACAAACGGCGCGAAGATACTTGACGGGGACATCTCGCTTAATCGTTACGGTAATTTTGTGCATTTAGACCTCCTGGCATTTCATTTTAAACCACTGGACGGCCCGCGCTCCGCAAGGTCCGAGGATTTTGCCATCCTCGGTTTCCAAAGCGGACATCTCCTCGGCGCATTCCTTCTTGATATCTCCCTGCACCCACTTCAGAAACTCTCCCGTCTTCTGGATGAATGCTCCCTCTGGGCACACTTCGGACAACGCCTGCTGAAGCCTGGCCTCCGTGACCGCGAATGCCACGAACTCGGGAACTCCCTCCAGCAAAGCCGTCGAGATGGCGACCGCCTCCTTGTGACCGTTGACCCTGTGGGCCTCGCCCTTGGCCTTAAATACCCGACGCCCAAGGTAATCGGGGGAATCGTCCATGACGCTTAGCGCCCGACCACTACCGATGCTATCCACAGGGTAATAAACCAGCCCTTCTCCCGTCCCGTCCACGCCGAAGACTTCCTTGATCCAGGGATCAGAGGATTCCACCGCCGCTACCTGTTCGTTCATGTGGGCAACGATGCTCTGCGGAACGCTGGAGAAGTTAACCGTGAACTCCTCCCCGTACCACGGCAGAACAAAAACGTCGGGATGCTTGGGGGCGTAGACCCGCAGGTCGTTTGGGTCCGTCAGGAAGTTGTCGCCCACTTTCACGGCGAAGACCGCGAAGATTTTCCGGTCCAGCTTTGACACGGCAACGCCGCGCTGCACACCAGGGCCGCACCACTCCCCGAAAACGGTAACGCCATCGGGTCCGGCAAACCCGGAGCCGGCCACCCATGCGGCGAAACCGGCGTTGTCCTGCTCCGGCGTAATCAGCCGGGTACGGCTCTGCGCCACGGGGCCGGTCGGAGTGAACGTGAACGCGGCGTTCGTACCGTGCAGTTTCACTTTCCCCCGATAGTTGACCGTGCCCCGGCTAGCGCTGTTGCGAACTACTGACTTGAACGCCTCAATCGAAGGCCACTTAACAAACTCGACCATTTTTCTCTCCATTCCTCGATATGGCCATTAAAGCCGTTTTAAGCCGTTTCTGGCGTTTTCCTATACAGGCATAGCGGATGATGTGCCTTCTGCCGCCCTGGGTGCGTTTGGCGGGGTTTTAGACACGGTTTGCGCATCTTCCGGTTCCTCGTATGGCTTAATCCCAAACTCCGCCATGATTGACAGCGGAACCTTGCATCCCTTGCTTCCCGGCTTGGGTCCGTCAATGTTTTCAAACCACAATGGTTTTCCGTCCCTCATGGTCCTAGTCGTAAATTCGACCATGTGAACCCGCCAAATCTCATCTTGGGAAAGCTTCTTGGGCTTTTCGGGCTCTGGGTTTTCCTTGCGGTCCCCGATTGTTTCCATCACCCGATCTAGGTATGACCAGGGATTTCCGATAGTAGCGCCCTTGCTCTCAGCGGCGGTATATGTGTCGGCAATGGCGTCTAGGATTTCTTGGGCGGTCAGTTTCCGGTCAAGCCAGCCTCGGACCTGTCGCAAGCCTTCGGATGAAGCCGACACCAGCTTGGTCTGGATTTTGTCTTCCGTCAATCCGTGCTGCCTCCAAACGGCTTTGCGGATTTCATCGATATTATTGGTTTTCAATCCATCATCATCCAAGCTCGGAAACGACGAGTTGACGCGTGAATTCGAGTTTAAGGGGGTAGGGGGATTATCCTTTCCTTTCCTTTCCCTTCCCTTCCCTTCCTCCCTGTCGGTCAATTCAGAAATTGACGCGTCAATTCCAAATTTTACGCGCAAATTTGCTAGGGAATACCCGTCAGCTTCAAGGTCTTTTTGCAGAGCTAATCCAGATACGGGTCTTCCGGCATTGCAATGCCGGCAAAGAACTCGAAGATTTTCCTCAACATGCGGACCTCCACACGACCTAGGAAGGATGTGGTCAATTTGAAGGTTTTCGGTTGATCCGCACCTAACGCATGCATGATTGTCCCTGTTAAGGATTTGATCCTTCAGGTCTTTAGTTGGATTTTTATATGGAGCTTTCTCCCACCCATCTGGGGCAGCTAGAATGCTTTTCGATTCCCTGGGATTTACGTGCTGGTGTTTGATAAAGCCTGGGACAAATGCCAATCCATCCCCATAAAGCTTTACCACTCCAACTGATACAAGCTCATCGCATAAAGCTTCAATATCGCAGTCATCAGAAGGAAGATACCGAATCTTCAAGGTTTTTGGCTTCCAGGGAAGCCTACCCTCCTTATCGGATTCGCACCATATCCCTATAAAAAGAAGACGCGCCAAAGGAGAAAGAGAGCACGTATCTTCTGATGTAAAAAATTCCGGCTTAACAGTACGAATACGCGCCATATGGAAACCTCGCAGCCCGCAAATTAGACGTGGCAACCAACAGTGCGGGGCTGCGGGTGCGCAACGGTGGGCTGTCCCGGAACCTCCGTCGAGGTCTTATCCCGGTTTAGCCACGCCTAATCTCAGTATTAACCGATATTGCCAAACTTTGTCAATGCCCCATCAAACGAAAGTCTAACAGTATTGACAGGGCCGCGCCTTTGCTTGGCAATGATAACGTCTCCAGTTCCTTGGCAAGCCGTTAAGTTAACAATCCAATCCTCATAACCCTTTTCACCAGCGTTCTTCTTTGACCGTTCTAGGTAGTATTCCTCTCTATACACAAACATTACGATATCGGCATCCTGTTCAATGCTTCCAGATTCTCGCAAGTCTGATAGCAGTGGCCTTTTGTCTTCGCGTTGTTCAACCTGCCTGGAAAGCTGGGATAGTGCCAAAATCGGCACATTAAGCTCTTTCGCCAAGGCCTTAAGATTTCGGGTGATTTCCGAGACCTCTTGCGTCCGGTTTTCTGCCCCACGCTTACCAGTCGATTTCACCGGCTGCCCGATAAGCTGGAGGTAATCGATCACGATCAGGGCGAGCCCTCCCTTACGCTTCATCCTCCGCGCCCTGGTGCGGATAGCCTGGACTGACAAAGCTGGCTGGTCATCGATCCTAAGTGGAATTTCGGCAAGGCGCTTAGTCGTCTCTTGAATGGCCTCAATGTCATATCGAGACATGGCCTCGCCCAGAAATTTATTTCCGAAGACCCCGCTCTCTGAACAGACGATGCGCTGGGCAAGCTGTGCGCGGGACATTTCGAGGGAGAAGAACGCGACGGGATGGCCCTGGCTGGCGACGTTGAATGCAATGTTCGTCGCTATGGCCGTCTTTCCCATAGATGGCCTACCCGCCAGAATACCCAGATCAGTGGGGTGCAAGCCGCCTGTTTCCTTGTCCAGGGCATAGAGCCCCGTCGAAATCCCGCGCAGTTTCCCATCTGATTTATAGATAGCCTCCGCCGTCTCTAGAACCTCCGCAAGCGGTACTGCAAACGCAACCGGCCCGCTTTCCGAGGTGGCTTCAGCTCCTAGGTTAAATAGGCGGCTTTCAATTTCCTCTTGAATGGATGTCGCAGTGGTTTCCGTCGTTGTGTCGAATGCTGCGTTAACCAAATCCTCGGCAATGACGATCAGTTCACGACGCTTGGCAAGGTCTTGGATCAAGCGGCCATACTCAGCCACGTTTGACACAGTAACAGCTGACGCCGCGAGCCGTGCTAGATAGGCATTTCCGCCAAGATCGGATAGCCCCGCGTCGCCGTCCATTGCCGTCTTGACGGTCAGAACATCGGCCCTGCCGCCACGGTCAGCAAGGCGGTTGATTGTCTCATAAATTCTGCCATGCGTAGGGTCTGCAAAATGGTGGGGATGGAGGAATTCGACTACGGCTTCTAGCGCCGAGCTTCGGAACATCACAGCCCCAAGCAATGCCTGTTCCGCCTCAAAATTATGGGGCGGGAATTTCGGTTGATCGTTCATCGGTATTTTCCCCGGCTTGATCTTGTCTCTTGCGAAGGTCTTTAATCAGTCTGTCGAAAACATCCCCCACAGGCTCGAAGTCGCGTTCATCATCAGACATAAAGATTGCGTTCCTCAAACCATTTCCTCCACTCAGCCGCCATCTTCCGGGCCGATCTGGCACAAGCTTCAAGGCCTGCAAGGTTTTCATCTTGGGAAACAATCGCCGTAGCTAGGCTATCCCAGGCTTTGTAGAACGCGCCTTCGGGGTCCATATTGAGGATGCCCCGTTGCGTCAGGTCTTCGAGCCACTCGACAAATGCTCGGACCGCCGTAACGGCTCCCCGGCCCTCGTATGGGGCCAGTAGCTCGCGCTGAGTACGATCCAAGCGGCGGATCATCTTCCGGCGCTGGGCATCGCTTAAATCGGCTAGGGGCTCTAATAACACGGCATTGAACACAATCCCGGCAGAGCGCAGAAACTCAACGTCCGCGCCGTCTACCGGGATCAGCACGGACACAATGCGGTATGCGATACGGGCTGGCATGGCAAGCTCGACGCGGCGGCGGTCAGATAGCGACATCATGCATCCCCATGTGCGCTAAAAACGCATTTCCATTCGGTGATATTTCCATCGTTCCACCAAGCCTCGCCGAATGGATTGTGATGGTCTGGAAGCTTGTGCGGGTTATAAGCCTCAAATTGGATAATTACAGTTCTCCCCACCTTCATGGCCCACGCCATCGCAGCTTTATCGGTTGTGAACCCGCGAACCGGAGCGTGAATTGCGCCGCTTTCCCGATACTTTCGAGCGCCCTTTTGACTGGCGGCATGGAATAAGATCATATTCACTCTCCCCTGTGCGGCACGCCCCACGCTTTGATCGTGGCGACGAATTCGGTTAGGTCACGGCAGATCGCATATTCGGCGTCCATAGCATCTGCCAAAGCCTTGAACTTCTTTTGGCTGGTGGACAGCACGCCCTTTGCGGATTTGAGTTCTATAAACGCGACGATTGTATGGCCCTCTGCCCATCCAAAGCGTCTTCCTTCATGCCACATAAACACCCAATCTGGAAACCCCGCAAGCTGCCCCTTCGCCTTGGCCTTTGCTCCGGCCCTAGCGCCCTGGCGTTCGTTTTCAGAATGGTGCGCGATAACCGATGGGTGCAATGCCATCTGCACATATTGCGCCGTGGCGATTTGCAGGGCGTCTTCAGGATGTTGCATTATGGGTTAGCCTCATAAAACAGAATAGCACGACCGATCAGTTCTGGAATGTATGGAAAAACCGCATTCCCTAGGCATCCAATTCGGTCCAACCTATGGGAAACCCCATGAACCCCTCGGCCCAAGACGGGTTGATGATTCCAGTGCTCTCTGGATAGAGTAGTCGCATTGTTGATGGCAGATCGCAGCCACGGCTCGAATCTCGCCACATGCGTTCCGTCCGCTCTGGCTTGCATCCCCCGCGAACGTCGTGTTTGGTCAGAGTTGGGAGAAGGCGCTTCAGAACTGTCGCCAGACCGTCCCCGCTTGTCTTGCTGGTCCCCTTGCGGTTGTAGTTCCCGCACTTCGTCAGGGTAGGCAATAATCCATACGCGGTCCCGGTCATGCTCCGCGCCAATGGCGGAAGCCGGAATGCAGTGCCATTCTGCATTATACCCGAGCGCGGCCAAGTCTCCGAGAACTCGGCCAAACCACCAACCTGGCCTTTCGCTAGGGCCAGCAAGCAAGTTTGCGACGTTTTCCACAATGACATACCGCGGTCGAAGTTCGCCAATAAGACGGGAAAACTCGGACCACAGGCCAGATCGTTCAGCATCGATTCCGGCGCAGTTTCCGGCGATGCTAAGGTCTTGACATGGGAAGCCCCCGCAGATGACATTAACGGCAATTCCATCGGCAGCAAGCTTATCTGAGGTGAGGGTGCGGACATCTTCATAGCAGGGCACCTCGGGCCAATGTTTCCGCAGCACGCGGCGCGGATAGTCTTCGATTTCGCAAAAGGCGGATGTATTAAATCCGCCTGTTCGTTCAAGCCCCAGCGAAAATCCGCCAATGCCGGAAAATAGGTCTAGGACGTTGAATTGTTTCATGGCGCGATAACAACCTTCCATCCCATCTTTTCCGCGTAGTCCCTGGCGCTTTTTTCCTCGTCATATCTGATAAGAAGGCTTCTCAGATTGTCGTCGTCATCCGGCCAAGTGTAGATCGCGTGAATCTCCCATGCGCCGTTGATGAATTTAAGGTAGACGATCATGGCAGTCGTCCGATGTGATCTTCATATGTTGATCGGCACATCATCAGGAGGCCTTCACCTCCATCAAACTTGAACGGCATGGGCTGTGCAGGCGGCTCGAATTGTCTCATTCCCGCAACATCTTTTGGAACAATCAATCCGGGAAGTTCCAAAATCCACCGAACATATCTCGCATTAAAAATTGCAGTTCCGATGCAAACGGACTGCATCACTTCATCAGCAGTGACCGTAATTTCACCGACACCATTGCACGTCTCGCAATCACATTCGCAGCTAGGGCAATCGTGTTCACACCCACTCCCACCGCAATGATCGCAAGTCTCTGTATATCCCTTTGGCAAGGTAAGATAGGGAATTTTGTGATCAGAGATTGGCACAGCATCGGGAGGCATGGGGTTGGCGGAGAATAGTTCTTCCACATTAGGAGTAGGAGCGTCGCTGCTTTCGGCAATATCATCTCGCCTGGGAACGCGAATTAAAATATGCCCATTGGTGGCGTATGTGAACTCTCCGGCAGAGAATGGAATTGCTATTCTTTCCCGCGACGGATCACAGTATTTCTGAAGATCGATCATTTGATATTCCCCTTTCTGGATATGGGCCAGCTCAGTCACCCCACTCTGGCCCGAATGTTAAACGGCTTCCCGGACTTCCACCCCGCCGCATCGCAGCCGGTGGGCAACAAACTTCTTACCCGCTACGACCTCGGAATACTCGGAACCAGGATCGATTCCAAGCTTCACAGCGCCCCGCATGATCGCATAAAGTAAATCATGCGCGTGTTTGTATGCGGGCCATGTGGCTCGGACCCGGACGCGGGGGTTAGTCATTTCTTAAGACCCGTTGGCCCTATCTGTCTTCCGCGAACTTTCCGCATAGCTTTCGCCCCCCCCCGCAACTTCCGTGCCAGTTCCGCCAAATAATGGCGTATCGAGGCCGGAAACGTGAGCAATACGGCGGCGGATGTCCGCAACGTATTCTTCTTCTCGTTCGCACAGAATGGCGTTAAATCCCTCACGCAGGCAAGCCATTCCCGTTGAGCCAGAGCCAGCAAATGGGTCAAGGACCACCCCACCCGGAGGAGTCACCATCCGGCAAAGGTAGGCCATCAAGTCAATGGGCTTTACGGTGGGGTGCTTGCTGTTGCAGCGGTCTTCGGCGTCGGCTTTGGCGCTGTAGAAAACGCGGTTTTCACCGTCAAATTCCGAAAGGCTACGTGAGGCTTCTTCGCTATCATCGACGATAATGTTTGCGGGCCACCTCCCTTGGGTATTATTCCATTTTCCTCCGCCCATTCCTTTTCCAAATACGTTATTAGCATTATTTGGGATATAATCTACGCGGCACCCATCCCCCACGCGGCACCCATCCCCCACGCGGCACCCATCGATATTCAGCGCCCCGGTTCCGTACTGTAGGACATTGGCTGCAATGGTCCCGATAAGCGGCTTGCGAGCAACGCATATTGGCTCCCAGGCTGGCTTTAGAGCTGACCCCCATCCCTCCCACGCAGCCGACGCAGCCGACGCAGCCGACGTGTAGTTATATGTCATCTTTCCCCTGTCAAGACCTTGAGTGGCCTCCATGAGGTTCCCGCCGCGAATATCATGGGCCTCTCTGCTGCCAGTTACTGGACGAGTGTCTCCGTTGGCCTTGTCGATCCCCTTACTTACGTTGTGACTTTTTGGGAATCCACTTTTGTAAACCCAAGCCATTTGGTCTCTGATCTCAAAGCCCGCATCCTCAATAGCGCAGGCCAAACGGTGATAAGTTCGCGTCCCGCTGAACGCTAGGCAATGACCTCCAGGCTTTAAAACCCGAAGCGCCTCACCCCAGAACTCTTCAGAAAAAGCCCGCTCTCCAGTGTCCCATGTCTTTCCCATGAAACCCCGAGAGGCCCGCTGATACACGCCGGATTTTCCTCCCTTAGCCGGAGCGGAATTCTTGCCACCGAACCGCTTGACGATGGATACCAGGGCGTAGGGGGGATCGGTCACGACGCTATCAATGCTGCAGTCAGGCAGCGTGCGTAGGGTGTCCAGGCAATCGCCGTGCTCGACGCGAATCGTTGATGTCATCACTTTCCCCTTCCGGTAACTGTGACCTTGATCTGATATATGTTCTCGACAAGCGCCCGTTTGAGGCGGCTTACGGGCGTATCGACGCCCTTGAAATCTTCATACACCGTAACCCCGTTTCTCACAAATGAGAAATCAAGAATTACCTTTAGCGGACGGCCTAGACCGTCTTTTTTCCAGCCACGCAGCGGCTTCCCGTCGATTATGAGCGGGAAGCAAGGCTGAATTTCGAGGCTGCTGATTAGGCCCGCACGTTCCAGAAGCTTCAACTCACGGTATCGTGCAGCCTCGCCAGCACTATGGAACGTGATCCCATCAATCGTCACCTTTTTGGCCGCGTATTTGTTAGGCCTTTTCATCAGTCGTCCCCATCAAAAAGGAACGGAGCGCGACCACCCAAGGCAGCCAGAATTTTCATGGTGCTCGGATAGCTCACGGACACTCCGGGCGTGATGGCTCGATAAACCGTCGCCTTGCTCAACCCTGATTTTTTGGCTACCTTTGCAACGTCCATGCCGATACGATCCATACGGCATGAAAGTAGGGTAGGAGCCATGATGTATTCCTCGCCTGGAATAGCCATTATTTGATGCCTGCCGCCCTCTTGTAGAGGTCAAGCAGCTCCTCTTGTTCATGCCGCTCATGATCTTCCATCTTAAGAAGGGCAATGAGCTTCCTGACAATCTTTGCGTCGAATCCTGTTGCCTTAAGCTCTGAATAGACCTGCTTCACATCTTCGGAAAGAGCCTTCTTTTCCTCTTCCAATTTCTGAATACGGTCAATGTACTGTTGCAGCGCCTCGGCTGCGATCCCGCCAATTGCTTCGGTCATGATTAAACTTCCTTTTTAGTCAGGCCGGGGCAGTTGACCACCCGCACGACGGTGGCAGCGTCCAGGGCGGGCAGCGCGGTCAGGCCGGGGCAGTTGACCACCCACACGTCGGTGGCAGCGTCCAGGGCGGGCAGCGCGGTCAGGCCGGGGCAGTTGTCCACCCACACGACGGTGGCAGCGTCCAGGGCGGGCAGCGCGGTCAGGCCGGGGCAGTTGTCCACCCTCACGTCGGTGGCAGCGTCCAGGGCGGGCAGCGCGGTCAGTG